GTATCTTTACTCGTTACCCTTAATTTTCCCTCCTTATCAGGGTCTACTCGTCTAATTAATTCTAGCTCTTTTACTATATCCTCTTGTAGCCTTACCGGTAGGGTTATTTCGTTTTTATCTATTAGCTCGCCTAACTTAAAATAACAGTCGGCTTTTAAATTTTGGTAATGGTTACCGCGAACGGCTTTACTCCCGTTTTGGAAACCGCGGCAGCGCATGGCGTCTACCAATCCACCCCCTACGCCATCCTCATCTACGAGCACGTTAGACAGTTTTACGTTATGCATTTTTTGTAACCTCTGAATTTCTGCCTTTACCTCATCCTGGCGTTTCTGCCGTAGTATAACAATGTCTACGCATGATAAACCCTTCCATGCGCACAATACTGTTCTATCTTTTCCAAGTCGCGCTATGTCGCCTGTTATAAAGCTCTCGCCTACGTTTAGAGGCTCTCTAAAACAGCGTATGAGCTCATCATATTGGTAGAGCCTATCTGCTGAGTTGTCAAATTCCCAATCTCCTTCTAATAGTCGCTTCCTGTCTACTTCGGGTAACCTTTGCAAGCTTACGACGTAGCCACTAGGTAGGTGTAAATTATCTCCAGGTAGCGCCTGAATAAAAGCGCGGTGTTCTGCTAAGTTTTTATTTTTGTAGGGTAGGTAAAATTGGTTATATATCCAACCTTTAGACGGGTTGCAAGTAAGTAATATTTTTGGCTGTAAGTTATACTCGTTTAACTTATAACGAATTCGTGAGCTAACTATATTAAAAGCCTTTTCGCTTATTTCGGTAGCCTCATCGATAAAGGCGTCTGTAATTTCTAACCCTCCTAGGTCCGTAAAATGCGGGTCGGAAGGGTATAAAAAGAGGTCGGCTAGTATTATTTCTGAGCCGTTCATGAACTTAATAATATGGCTTTGTTGGTTGTAAACAAAGTCTTGGCCAGGTACTAAGCCTATACTATTAGCCACTTCCATAAACGTAGCTATGGTAGTCTTTTTTAGTGTATCTAATTTCGCTCGGCCTATTAATGACCGTGTCCCTGGGTATTTAAGACGTCGTATAATTTGCCAAGTACAACCTAGCATAGTTTTACCGCCACCTGCAGCTCCACCGTATAATATTACTTCGGTGTTACTGTCGTTACTAAGATATTGTAAAGCTTCCTGCTGTCGGGGTAAAGGTTTAAAATGCCATTTTATTTCTCTCGCCATTGCACAAAATTAGGCACTAATTCGGTTACATCATGCGTTTTAATTTCTCGTCTAGTTGTAAAGTTTAACTCGTAACCGCCTAGAGGTTTGGGGGGTCGCATGCGTTCAACGTGAAAGCCCATGTAACCTTCGTCGTATTCCTCTTTATAGCTTGCGGTGCGCACGTGGTGTATGTATTTAGTGTTTATTCTAAAGCCTCCCCTTTGGTTATAACTAAGTTCCTCTACCATATCGGCATGGTGGTAAAGTTCATGCACGTGGCCGCTCCAGATGCAGTCTGCGCCTTCAATCATTACCTGCATTCTATTATTTTGTATTACTCCCTTCGTTATTATTCCACCTCCGCCTGAGCCGTGGTAATATTTAATTTTAAACAAGCCGTTGCAGTTTTTTCTTTTACTTATTTTCAGCACCCACCAACCGCCGTAACCGCCTACCTGTATATTAGTTTTAGCCTCTCGGTTTAATCCACTCACAAACCTTTCTATTACATCGGTCTCGCAGTTTTTAATTATAGCGGTTTCGTGGTTACCATAGCCAACAAACTGTATTAAATGGGCGTATGGTTTGAAATAATCTATAGCTGTATTTACTACGGCATCTAAATAGTTAGCTACATTGTGCTCGGGTAAAATATCATTTTTACTTCTGCGAGGGTCGTATTTTCCTTGCATTAAGCAAAACAAATCGCCATTAATTGCTATGCCTATATTCTCGGCTAGGCATTTATCCAGGTGCTGTTTTAATAATTTGCGGTCGCAGTGCGGGTTATCCCAATGTACATCCGATAGCATAAAAAAGCGGTCGCTAATTGTAGCCTCGGTTATAATTATATTACGGCCTGTGCGTGTAGATTTCATTATATGCCTGATTAGTTTTAAATTCCTGCCAATACTTTTTAAACTCATTGTACGGCACATCCACTATAAATGGCGCATGTACTCCCTTTATGAATACTAGCGTTTTATGCCCTACTTTATACGTGCCGTCTGAGTTAAATTCTACTTCCGCTTGAATAGCCACCGCCTCTTTAGCGTCAAAGGCTAGCGGTACGTTTTCCGCAAATATGGCCTCGTTTTCTAATTCGTCGCTATAGTTCCACTGAATAACATAGGTACTGCATAACGTCGGCTGCAAATCTTTTAAAAGTTCCTCGGGTTTAACCGGTAGCTTTGTTTTCTTTTTGAATGGCCACATAATGTAAAGATATAAAAAAAGCTGCAGGTATATGCAGCTCTTTAATTAGTTACTAACACCTATTATATAGTGTAAATTACTCCATTAATTTTTTAAAGTATATACAAAGGTCTAGCGCCTCTTCGTAGGCATGCTGTAACCATTGCTCTTTTGTTAAATTAGCCTGATCTACTGTGCCGCCATAGGTCTGAATTCCTTTCTCTTCCCTCTGGCGAAGATCAGCAATAACTGCTTCTAATGTTTTACTCATTTCTTTTGTTGTTTTTTTTTATACAATTCTTGTCACAAAAGTTTGCTAAATTTGTGACAAATGTGGTTTTTAACATCTATTTCATATCAACCTATTGTATGACTTTTAAGACCATAAGTCAATATATGTGTTGATGTGTACAGTTATTCGTACTTAAAAGTCTTTTACTTTTCATCTTGACCTCCTATTGTTAGTTCTTCACCAGTCAGGGCAAAGTAAAGATTTTGCAAACCATGAACGTATTTAATACTATTCCAATTAGGTACAGCTCCTATTGAGTTTTTAGATGCGTATTCAGAACCGTATATTGCGCAAGAGAAATCATCAGAATATGATATGTAGCAAATATCAGCAACTTCTAAATTGTAATCAATCCCATAAGCATCTTCTGTATCTGTAATTACCTTTTCAAACCCAAACTTCAACAACCATTCTTCGGTTAGTGGGATTGGTTCTAAATCTCGTATTTTGCCAAACTGAGATAAAGAAACATATTCTTCGTAATTATTATCTACCAATTCGCAATCATAAGTATCTAAATTTAACGCAGTTATTTCTCCAAAATGATATTCACATCCAACAGGTGGAGATACTAAATTCCCAATTCTAAGTTCATTTGCTTTCATCTTGACCTCCGTAATGTTTGGCTATGTAAGATTCAACACATGCTCTTTGAACACAAGAATCTTTGTGATACATGGCTACTTCTATAATCTGCTCCCTCTCCATTTGCTTGGCTTTTTTAAGTATGTATTCACAATCTAAAAGAAGGTAATGTTGTCTTAATTGATTCTCTAACCATTCAACCGCAGTTTGTTTTTCCATAGTTATTTAGTTTTAGATTGTTTTTAATTTTGCGAATGGCTGAATGATATTCTTTTGTGCTAAGTATCTTATCTCCTTCAATTAAATAACCCAACATTCTTTTGTCATAGTACGGATCTTCAATTGCTTGAGGAATACCTCTACTTCCCAAATAAACACCATCTGATTTCTGATATAAATTTCTATGGTCAATATCGCCAAATCTATGAGTGAAATAGTTGTATACCTCATTGCTTATTTTATCAAAGAATTCTAATGTGTCTAATGCTTGTACGTATTCATCGTGCGCTTGATACATCTTGCCTTTAAATCTGCTATATCTATTATCATCAAATAATCCTACAAATTCATAGCTATTCAGTACATATCTTTTACCAATTTTTTTAGCGTAATTTCTGACATGCTCTTCTTCTGTATACGGTCTTTTTAACATATACGAAATGTAATCAAGTTCTTTTGCTAAATCTAAAAACTGACAATGAAATTCTACTTCAATTTCTTTATTAGGAATTTTTTTATCTTCGTTTTCTTCGATATACAGCTCAAGTTCTTTTTTCTTTTTAGAGTCAGCTGGTAGTAAGTAAGTAAGTAATTTCATGTTATTTGCTTTTTATTTTATTTTTTAAAATGTACTCGTAGACGTTGCGCCCTACTTCCTGATTAACTTCAAATTCGAAATCGTCTTTAGCAAATTCGGGTTTTTTCCTTTCCTCTTTCCATTTGCTCTGAGTTCTAAACCTCGCATTTTTACGCCAATTATTCCATTGTTCCTCAGTAAAATCTTCGGGAGTAAATAACCGCTTACTAAACATTTCCCGCGCTACAACAGCAGCGTAAACCTCTATATACTGCCATTTGCCCTCTGAATAGCGTTTTATATCCGATTCTAGCCACTGTTTTAAATCGATTTGAGTAT